AGTAAATATTTTTGAAAAAGTACAACCTTGGTCTATTGCAAAATTGATACCTTGTTTTTTGATAGATAATGCCATACTATTATTTATTAAAACTAAATATAAGAGAATTGTAATCGGAGAATAAGTGTTAGGGCAAACGTTTTATCATCAAACAATAAGAAAATATGTAGTTCTTTTTGGAACTCTTTTTAATGATTTGAATATTCAGAAAAAAGATAGTAGCGGTAATGTAGTGTCAAGACAAAAAGTTCCTATTGCATATGGACCTAAACAAAAATTTCTTCAAAGAATTAGACAAGATCCAACTTTAACTAAAAAAGTTGCAATTCAGTTACCTAGAATGGGTTTTGAAATGACTGGTTTGATATATGACCCAATTCGAAAAATAAATACAACTCAACAATTTTTAAATAGACCATCTGCTTCTCAGGGTCAAGGAACTTTGAGAAAAATGTTTGCTCCTGTTCCATTCAATTTTGATTTTCAATTATTTTTATTTGTAGATAATGCGGAAGATGGAACTCAAATGCTTGAGCAAATATTGCCGTTTTTCACTCCAGAATTTAATGTCACGTTGAATATTCTTTCAGAAATGGATATAGCATTAGATGTGCCAATAATGTTTAATTCGGCTTCTCTTGAAGATTCGTATGATGGAGAATTTACTGCACGTAGAACAATGATTTGGACTTTAGATTTTTTTATGAAAGGGTTCTTATATCCTGATATAAAATCTAATGATAAAATAATTAAAAGCGTGAAAGTAAATTTCCATGAAATGGATGAAGTAACAAATACAGGACAAGTATTGAATAAAATAGTCTTAGAAGATAGTACACCATTTTCTCAAGATTTTCTTAGACTTGAGACCGATAGACATTTACTCAAAGAGGACTCAGACGAAAGCGTGGCGGATAAAGATGTTATTAGTAGAGTTACAGTTACTCCTGAGGGTGGTAAAGATGCAGTTGTAAATGCAGATGATGATGTTGATATAGCAACACCAGTAATAGATATTTTTAATCCAGCAATTTTTGATGATCCGGAGTCATAATGAGTGGTTTTGATGAACTAGATAAAATTCTTAATGTTGCAGAAAATGCGGTGATTGAACGAGAGAAACCACCAAAGATTGAACCTCGTAAAAGTGATGATGAATTAGACACAGACTATCAATATGCAAGAGAAAATTATTACAATGTAATTGAACGGGGTCATGATGCTCTTGATGAATTGCTCATGGAAGCAAAAGAAAATGGTAATGCAAGAATGTATGAAGTTGTTGGTCAACTCATTAAAGTTATTGGTGAACAAAATAATAATCTATTGAATCTACATCAACAAGTTAAAGATATCACAAAAGAAGTCAAAAATGTTCCTGAGAAAGTTACGAATGCTTTGTTTGTTGGTAGCACGGCAGAATTGCAAAAACTTCTGAAGGGAAAAAAGGATGAGTAGTTCAGGAGAGCCAGCCTGGAAAAAATATTTTGAGGGTTCTGATGTTAAGACTATTGTAAAAAAGTCAGGCAGTCTTCTTAACACAAAAACATATACTCCATTTGTATCTTTATCAGAAGGAGATGAAATTGAAGTTCTCAAGCAAGACTCATATAATACTTATAAAAGAGGTACTTCACCGTATGTCAGAGTTGTGTATGGAACTAAGATAGGTTTATATCCATTTGCAAGTGTGGCAAAACCTTTAGTCAAAAAACCTGGAAAAGAAACTGTACCTAGATTGAATATATTAGCAGAAGATTTTATTAATGAAGGTAAAGACGGTAAAGTTAATTTATCATCAGGACTTGAACCAGTCAAAGTAATATCTACTATAAAACAAATCAAAGATGGTGTGTTGGATGGACTTGCTACAAAAGGTAGAAAATATCCTGTCATTAAAGAACAACTGGAAAAGTTTTTTGCATCAGGTGATTATACAAAGATAGATTTTACAGATGTATCTGATACTCATAAAAATGAACTTGGCGCTTATTTTGGAGAAATATTAATAGGACTATTAGCAATAACAGGTCAAACATCGGTTTGTCATCCTAATATTTTTTCTAATAAGAGAATTCAAGATATTTTGGTTCCTACTGATACCGCATTTAAGGGTGTTGATAGTTTTATTAGATGTACTGATGGAGAACTTATNCCCATTTCTAGTAAATATGGTGTTGGAGCGAAAGCCGCCTTTTTTGGAAATCTTTTGCCTGCAGGAATAAAAAATTATAATGACATACGAGTTGGAAACTCTGTATTTTCACAACTTGCTAAAACTGCAAAAACTATTAATATATCTGCCAAATCTCTTGAGGGTAATAGAGGAGCAAAAGAAGTATTATATGAATATGGTATAAGAAATATTCTAGGGATAAACAGACAAAAAGTACCTAGAACATATGATGTTTATACTAAAATGAGAACAAATATATCAAACGATCAAACAAAATTCGTAGAAGATGCAATACGAAATTATACTGATAAAATTGAAGGTGTTCCAAATATAAAAGATAAAATAGTGCAAGGTCTACCAAATACCTCAACATCTTTTTTTAGTCGTGCGATTTCAGAAAAATTAAATACTGATGCTAAATCTCAAACACAGATGAAAGAAATACTTGCAGGTAAAAATTTTTATCAAGCAAATCTTGATGATGCGAAATGGAAAAAAGGAATAGTTTATTTTAGGTTAGTCAATACAGGTTCAATTGAACTAAAAATTATAGGATCTAAAGCCGCACTTAATTCAATAGATGCCAAACAAGGCACTCTTAACTATGAAATAAAGTACCCATAATATGCCAAGTGAAAATTATTTAGGTAATCCTCTACTCAAAGCCGCACACGTTCAAGTAGAGTATACTGAAGACTCTCTCAAAGAATATCTTAAATGTAAAGATGACCCTGTTCATTTCTGTAATGATTATGTAAAGATTGTGCATGTTGATCATGGTCTGGTTAATTTTGATATGTATGATTATCAAGAAGATATGATTGATAAATTTCACAATAATCGTTTTGTGATTTGTAAAATGCCGAGACAGTCTGGTAAGACGACCACAATTATCAGTTATCTTCTTCATTTTGCATTATTTCATGAAAATGTAAATGTCGCAATACTTGCAAACAAAGGTTCAACTGCAAGAGACATTCTTGAACGACTCAAAACCGCATATGAAAATCTACCAAAGTGGTTGCAACAAGGTGTCGTAATTTGGAATAAAGGAAATATTGAATTAGAGAATGGTAGTAAGGTGATAGCCGCCTCAACATCATCCTCTGCGGTTCGTGGTAGTTCTTTCAACATTATTTTTCTTGACGAATTTGCACATATTGATCCACCATCTCTTGCTGACCAATTCTTCACTTCTGTATATCCTACGATTTCTTCTGGTCAAACAACTAAAGTTTTTATTGTGTCAACACCAAAAGGGTTGAACATGTTTTATAAACTTTGGAACGATGCTGAAGAAGGAAGAAATGACTATGTACCTATAGACATTCATTGGTCTCAAGTTCCAGGTAGAGATCAAAAATGGAAAGAAGAAACAATTCGTAATACAAGTGAAGTTCAATTTTCACAGGAATATGAATGTGAATTCATTGGTTCTCAACATACTTTGATATCTGGATCAAAATTAAGAGCCCTGTCTTATAAGACACCAATAAAAANTCAAAATGGTGTAGATGTATATTGTGAACCCGAAAAAACACACTCTTATGTTTGCATTGCTGATGTTGCAAGAGGACGTGGTTTAGATTATTCTGCAATTTCTGTCATAGATTCTACAAAATATCCTTATGTTCAGGTTGCGAAATATCGTGATGCAAATATTACACCTTTATTATTCCCTAACATTTTGAAAAATGTTGCTCAATATTACAATAATGCTTATGTATTAATAGAGTCAAATGACATAGGTGGTCAAGTTGGTGATATCATGCATTATGATTTAGAGTATGAACAAATATTTTATGCTACTATTCAGGGCAGAGCAGGGCAACAATTAGGTGGTGGGTTTGGTAAAGGAGCCCAGATTGGTGTAAGAACAACAAAAGAAGTAAAAAGAAAAGGATGTTCAAATCTAAAAGATTTAATTGAAAGTGATAAGTTAATCATTTACGATCTTGACACAATAACAGAATTAACAACATTTGTTGCTCATGGACAATCTTATCAAGCAGAAGAAGGAAATCACGATGATCTTGTAGCAACTCTGTTTCTTTTTGGATGGGTGATAGAACAAAGATATTTTAAAGAAGTTACTGATAGTGATTTACGAGAGAGATTATATCAAGATCAATTAAGAGAAATGGAAGAGAGTGTTTTACCTTTCGGTTTTATAGAAGATGGTCTTGATGAAGAAGAAACAACTCAATTTGGTAACGAAAGATGGGTAGTTGATAAAGAATTTACAAATGATTATCTACATTGATACGATGTATATTTTTAGGTTCTTTTATTTGATCTAATAATTCATTTATAATAACTTTTAAGTCAGGTCTCAGTTTTATCAATTTTTCAAGATATCTTATAGACTCTTGAAATATCATTTCTTGATTTATTCTCAATAGATAAAAATTACTTCTAGTCTCACTTTTGGTAGTG